ACTGGTTTTACTGGTGCGTCAGATCCTAAGGGACCGACTGCAGGATTTGATCCTGTCATGAAATTTCGTAAGAAGATTAAAGACCAACTGCAGATTGCCAAGAGGAAGAAGCTTAAAGAAGGAATTGAGATGAAGAATGGTCTCTTTCAATATAAAGTATCACTTCCTGAAGTTGGTGAGACTATAGTATATGCTAACAATCCCGCAGAACTACGTCAGAAATTACGTCTCCTCATTAACTATCGTTACAGAGGTGACATTAAGATAGAAAGAATTATGCGTGGTGATGCTGGCAAGTTCTTTATGGATAAGAGAGCAAAGCATCTTAGGAATGAGTCTACTGACGAGAAGCAGATGCAGAGACAACTGACTCTTCAGAAGAATCAGTTAGAAAAGAAGAAAGCAATTTTAAAAATTAAAAATATTCGTAAGCAGTTGCAGAAGAAGACACAGCAACTGAAAGCGAAAGGTCGTGTTGGTGGTAATACTCAAGATTATAATAAGTAAATGGACGTTAACACCGCTATTCTAGAACGCCTGGAAAAGGTGGTGGAGACTCTTCAAGAGAACTCAGTTAAGATGGGTCAACTTCTTGCTGTCCATAATGAGAAGTTGGATAAGCAGGATAGAATAGATGCTGTATTGTTTGAGAAGGTGGAGTCGGTTCACCGTGAAGTAAACCGTAGAGCAGAGGAGATAAAGAAAGGTTGTGAAAGAGATATTAGAAAAGTCGATGACCGTCTTCAGGTCATGGAAAAGAAAATGTGGTCTATCTTTGGTGGTCTTGCTATTATTAGTTTCTTGGTTAGTCCAATCGGACAATCGGCACTCAGAAACTTGACAGACACAAATGCACGTAGTATGATGGATATATCTGAAGTCCATCTCGTTGTCTGAATTTGTTGATGCTCATTATGTAACGCTTCTATCTGGCAGACTTGATAAGTTTGTAAGGAAGAAGGCAGACCTGTATAATTTCAGGTGTCCCTACTGTGGGGACTCACAGAAGCACAAGAATAAGGCACGAGGGTATTTCTTCAGAGTTAAGGCAGATATGGTATACAAATGCCATAACTGTGGCGTTGGGAGGACGTTACCAAACTTCCTCAAGGATCAAGCACCAGATCTCTATGATCAGTACATCATGGAGAGGTATAAGAGTGGAACATCGGGTAAAGGATCTTATGTTCCGAAACCAAAATTTAAGAAACCAGTATTTAAAAAGACTGGAAATCTGAAGAAAGTTTCGGAGCTAAATATTTCGCATCCAGCATACAAGTACATCGTAAAACGAAGGTTAGATCCTTCGTTATTTTATTATACGGATAAGTTTTGTACTTGGGTAAACACACAGAAACCAACGTTCACAGATGTCAAAATAGATCATCCTCGAATCATAATCCCTTTCATTGATAAGGATAATAAATGGTTCGGTTTTCAAGGAAGATCTTTAAATCCAACAGACAAGATGAGATACATCACTATCATGTTGGATGAGAATAAACCTAAAGTATATGGATTAGATAGAGTTGATACATCTAAAGCAATCTACGTCGTTGAAGGACCGTTTGACTCAACGCTCTTGGGCAATTCCATTGCGATGGCTGGGTCTGACGTTGATAGTCGGACGTTTGGTTGGAGCAATTATATTTGGATTTTTGATAACGAACCTCGTAACAGAGAAATCGTCAACAGAATCTCCAAGTCCATCGATAGAGGAGAGAAGATAGTGATCTTCCCATCCAATATTAAGGAAAAGGACATAAATGATATGCACCTCGCTGGACATGATGTTCAAACTCTGGTAGAATCAAATATCTATCAGGGACTTGAAGCACAAGTAAAACTAACCGAATGGAAGAAAGTATGACTACTAAAGTAGTAAAGAGAAACGGAGAGAGTACAGAACTCAACCTTGAAAAGGTTCATAAGATGGTAGAGCATGCCTGTGAAGGTCTTGCAGGTGTGTCTGAGTCAGCAGTGGAGATGAATTCAGGTCTCCAGTTCTATGATGGTATACAGACTGCTGATATTCAAGAGATTTTAATTCGTTCTGCTAATGATTTAATCACTCTCGACAATCCTAACTATCAGTTTGTTGCTGCAAGACTATTATTATTTGGTTTAAGGAAAGCAATTTACAACGGTCATCCAGATAAGCATCCACCACTACATGAACATGTTAAAACATGTTGCGAAAAAGGTGTGTATGATAAGGACATTCTTAATAAATTTACTGACGAGGAATGGGACAAGTTAAATAGTATCATCGATCACGACAGAGACTATCTTTTTACCTATGCAGGTATGCGTCAGGTATGTGATAAGTATCTTGTACAAGATAGAAGTACTGGAGAGATCTATGAGACTCCTCAGTTCATGTATATCATGATAGCAGCGACACTCTTTCAAGATGATGATAAGTTTTATCGTTTAGATTATATTAAAAAGTATTATGACGCAATCTCCAAACACAGAATCAACATCCCAACACCAGTCATGGCGGGAGTTAGAACCCCCATTCGCCAATTTGCAAGTTGTGTTTTGGTTGATGTTGATGACACCATCGATAGTATCTTTAGCAGTGATATGGCTATTGGCTACTATGTCGCTCAAAGGGCAGGTATCGGTATTAACGCGGGTCGCATCAGGGGGATCAACAGCAAAATCAGAGGCGGAGAAGTTCAGCACACAGGTGTCGTCCCGTTCCTTAAAAAGTTTGAGTCAACTGTTCGATGCTGTACTCAAAATGGCATCAGGGGAGGCAGTGCAACAGTACACTTCCCAATATGGCACCAAGAAATCCAAGACATCCTCGTCCTCAAAAACAACAAAGGAACCGAAGACAACAGAGTTCGGAAGTTAGACTACAGTATACAGATATCCAAACTATTTTATGAGAGATTTATTTCCAATGAAGATATCAGTTTATTTTCTCCTCACGATGTTCCTGGTCTCTATGACGCTTTTGGTACTGACGAGTTCGACGAACTCTACATACGAGCCGAGGGGCAAGCAGATATTCCGAGAAAAACTATTGCTGCACAAGAACTCATATTAGATCTCCTTAAGGAGAGAGCAGAGACTGGTCGTATATACATTATGAATATCGATCATTGTAATACTCATTCATCTTTTAATGATAAGGTGAACATGAGTAACCTATGTCAAGAGATCACACTACCTACAGATCCTATTCAACATATAGATGGTGGTGGTGAGATAGCATTGTGTATTCTCTCTGCTATTAACGTAGGTAAGATTAATAAGTTGGAGGAGTTAGATGAACTTTGTGAACTTGCTGTTAGGGGTCTTGATGCTCTTATTGATTATCAAAATTACCCAGTCAAAGCAGCAGAGAGTTCGACTAAGAACAGGCGTTCTCTCGGTATTGGGTACATTGGACTCGCACATTATCTTGCTCGGCATGGTGCTAAGTATGATAGTCAGGAGGCTTACGAATTAGTTCACAAACTCACTGAGAGATTCCAATTTGCTTTACTTAGTGCATCCAATTCATTATCAATGGAGAAGGGTCCTTGCGGTTACTTTGGTCATACTAAGTATGCTAAAGGTATTCTTCCTATCGATACATATAAGAAGGATGTGGATGAGATAGTACCGAATGACCTATCATGTGATTGGGAATTTTTACGGGGGAGGATTAAACAGTATGGACTCAGGCACAGCACTTTGTCCGCACAAATGCCTTCGGAGAGCAGTTCCGTTGTGTCAAACGCTACCAATGGAATCGAACCTCCTAGAGACTACCTGTCCATTAAGAAATCAAAGAAAGGGCCTCTTAAGCAGGTGGTTCCGTCTTATGGGTCTTTGAAAAATAACTACACACTTCTTTGGGATATGAAATCCAATGAAGGATACATTAAAGTTACTGCTGTAATGCAGAAGTTCTTTGACCAAGCGATCAGTGGCAACTGGTCATACAATCCAGAGAACTATCCTGATAATGAAGTACCTGTATCTGTTATGGCAAATGATCTTCTAACAACTTACAAGTATGGATGGAAGACTTCTTACTATCAGAATACATATGATGCTAAGAAGGATATAGATGAACCAGCACATCCTATAGGATGGAAAGATGATATAAAAGATGTAGATGAATTAATTAACAATATACTTACTACTGAGGAGGAGGTCTGTGACAGTTGTGCAGTCTGATATTGATGGTATGACAGTATTCAACACTAACGCAGTTGATACTACTAAGCAACCAATGTTTTTTGGTGCACCATTAAGTGTTCAGCGTTATGATTCGTATCGTTATCCTACATTTGATCGACTGACACAACAACAGTTAGGATATTTCTGGAGACCTGAAGAGGTATCACTCCAGAAAGATCGTGCAGACTATGCACAACTTACAGATCAACAGAAACATATCTTTACTTCTAACTTGAAGTATCAGATCATGTTGGATTCTGTTCAAGGTAGAGCACCTGGTATGGCATTCATACCTTACTGTTCTCTACCAGAACTAGAAGCATGTATGACAGTGTGGCAGTTCATGGAGATGATACACTCCAGATCATACACATATATTATTAAGAATGTATACTCTAACCCTGCAGATGTATTTGATACCATCCTTGAGGATGATAATATAATTAAGAGAGCAGAGAGTGTTACAAAATCTTACGATGAGTTCATTAAGTATGCTCAGGATTATGGACAGAGTAATAATTGGAAACCAGATTGGAAGGAACATATCAATGCAGAATGGACAAGAAGAGACCTCAAGCGATCTCTCTACAGAGCTGTCGCAAATGTCAATATACTCGAAGGTATACGTTTTTACGTTAGCTTTGCTTGCTCTTTTGCCTTCGGTGAAAACAAACTCATGGAGGGAAGTGCAAAGATCTTATCGCTCATTGCGAGAGATGAATCGCAACACTTAGTAATAACACAACAGATATTAAAGAACTGGGCTAATGGTGATGACCCTGAGATGCAAGAGATAGTAGAGCAAGAGAAAGAAACTGTTACAGAAATGTTTAGAACTACTGTTAATGAAGAGAAGGAGTGGGCTAATTATCTGTTCAAAGGTGGTAGTATGATTGGTCTTAATGACAGATTGTTACATAACTATGTGGAATGGATAGCTAATAGGAGGATGAAAGCAGTAGGTATCAAACCTATCTACGATCAACCTCTTAGAAATAATCCATTACCTTGGACAGAACACTGGCTCAATAGTAAG